AATGGCCATCCACGCTCAGTGGATTGGTTACTATTATTTAGTGATTTTTGGTAGAATTTTTGTGCTACTATATTATTTTCGGCTCTTTTGAGCTCTAGATTGTAATGCCTTGAGCACACTAACAAAACCTGGCCCTGCTTTCACAATATCGTGTATCATTTTAATTGCTGGTAGGTATGCTTGTACCAAACTACCTGGAATAGATTTACCGTTCAATGCTAGGTCAATAAAACGTTTGGTTGCTACAATATTAGACCCTCCCACAATATATCTATACATGGCTAAATCTCTACCTTGTGTACTAATATCAGGAATACTGATTGTTGGTTCTCTATCATCAACTCTACCAGTTTCAAGATTTCTATCAGAGGCTAACTTTTCAAGATATTCTATAATGTCTGAACTTCTCAATTTGGCTCTTGCCGCGTGTAATAATCTTGTGACTAAATTTTGTTTCTCACGTTCTGTGATTGAGTTAAACAAAAACACATTTCGTCTAATATTTTTGTAGTCTGTGTTACTGATTCTTAAACCATTTTCAATGTTAAGAAACACCTGCATGATACTGGGAGCAATTAATCCTTGTTGTAAAGCCATCAAATATCTATTGAAAGCCATTGTAGGGAAAGAACTTTTCTTACGCATCGCTTTGGCACTTTCAGGATCTTTCAATTTGTTTAATGCTTCTTCGTTGCCTGTTACAAAATACACAAAGTTGTATAGATCAGTGGAATACATTCTAAATCTATCGTAATTGCTGTGTTTGGTGTCTCTAGCATATTTGGAAGCCAACTGTCTGTATGTAGGATATTGATTCAACAGTTGTAAAATCAAAAGTGTTAGATACAATCTTTCAGAACAGTCTGTGTAAGTTAACACTTTCTGATCGCCTGAATCACGAGTCATACGTGCTTCAAAAAGTGAACTGACAAAGTCCATTGTTGCTTCTGTATCTTGAGTTTGTTTTGTCATATCTAAATCTGACAAATCCTATGGTTAGTCGTCGTATTTGGTGTATGGACTAGGTTCTGTTTTTTCTGGATTATACGTAGAAAGAAACAGCTCTACCATGTCATCTGCTTGTAAATATTTTTCAAGAGTAGCACTCTGTTGTAAGTCTTTTGTGAACTGTGACTTAATTTGAGGTTTTACACTTGGTGCAGTCAACAATCTTCTTAACACTGTGGCTTGTTGAAAATTCACTTTGAACTTTTTACCATCATCAGTCACAACTGTGTCTAACGGATTTGGATTTCCTCTGCTGTCTAATATCTTGCCCAATTGATTGAACACAGAATCCTGCTTGAATTCTTTGTCCATACCAAAATTTGGATCATCTGCTGGATCTATGTCTCTAAACTCTTTAATAAATTCTTTTGCTTTCATTGTGTTCTCCTTATCTATTTATCGCTCTGTTGGCTTTGGTGAAGCCGGATCTGTTGACCAATTTGATATTGCCTTCTGGTGAACCCAACACATAGCCTTCTCCGCCAGGTTTTCCATTTATTGTAGCACTAATATCTCCTTGTGATCGATCCAACTGATTGATTATGCTGTCTTTTACTTTCATTATCCCGCCAACTAAAATCCAAAGTTTGCTGAATGCTTTTATATTACCTTTCACATATTCTGTGATCTTTGCTTTTTTAGGAGCAGACACTGAACTGCTTTGAAGCCACTTGATAAAGTCTTCTCCCAGTCTAGTTAATCCTGTATCCACTTTGCTGTTGGTATAAGTGTAGAGTATATTGGGTAAATCTGTTAATTTCATTTGTGCTAATTTATTTTTATTCAATAGTACATCTATTTCTGCTCCACTATTGCTGACCAACGATTTGAGTTGATCCAATCCTTTGACTTGAATTGGTTGTTTTTTGTTCACAGTGGTTGGAGGTATTGCCAACACATCTCCCTGTATCATTTCTAAATCTTTTATAGGCAACACTTTGCCTGCTTCACTCATGGTGTGATGTATTACTACACCCACTTTGCTCTGCGAAATCTTTTGTCCCAGTTCACTGTTACCATCCACTCTGTATTCAACCACATTGGGTTTAAAAACAAATTGATTGCCTGCTTTCTTAGGAGTTGAAAAATACAACATATCTCCCACAAAGTATCCTTGAAAGTTTTCTGGCACTGCCTTAGCCACGGTGTCAAACACAGAAGCCATCTTAGAAGCATATTGAGCCTGTGCTTTTCGTTTGGTAGGATCTTTACCTCTCTGCATGATAGCACCTTTCAAGTCTTCTGGATTGGTTGCTCTACCATCATAACTTTTTGCCACAAAGCCTGCTTTGTCTGTAAAAATAAATTCACCATTTGGATTTCTTCCAAACACCACAGCAGGTGATCCGTCCCATTTGATTGTGAGTGATTGTGTGCTTTTGCTTAATTGTTCCAGTTGTTGAATTGCTCTAGCAACACCTTTAGAACCTTCCCAGAAAATTAAATCTTCTGCGTGTTGTATTCTAGATTCTTTCAGTGCTAGATTTTTCTTGTCTATTTCTTTAAATTCAACTAATCTCATATTTTAATGTTATTTGCCATGGCTCTAAACCAAGCAATTGGTCCAGCACTCTCAGGTAATGTTTTACCCACTTTGGCAAATGAGTCTTTCACATCTGCCACTAACTTATCATAGTCGCTTCTGCTTTTAATTTTTTTATGAATAGTTTCCACAGTGTTGAGATCATTGGCAGTTGCTCCTTTGCCTAAAAGTAATTCAGCAATTTTGTTAGGATCCTTTGTGATCACTTCATTGGTCTCTCTGTCCAACAGTCCTGCTTTGTGACTCCATTTGTATCCAAGTGGCTTGGCAATAGAAGCCATCATCACGTGTCTGTCTGCACCTTTGTAGTCTGAACCCACTTCACCACCTTGCAAACTCCAACGCATCCAGTCTGGATCGCCAAACATCAAATCAGTTTGTACAAAGCCATTCTTAGCACTGCCTCTGATGGGAGTTTTAAAGTGAACTGATATTCCGCTTTTCTTAACCCACAGTTTAGGATCTTGTTTGTTCTGTATCGCCCACTGACTCAATTTGTCTGCCAATTGATCTTTTGAAGTTTTTGATTGATCTATGGCAACATCTAAATCTCCTGATGTGGGAGCCTTGCCTGTTGTGCCCAGTGTGTTGCCTTGTAGGTCTAAACCAACAATTTTTTCCAACCAGGCTAGTGTGGGAGCCACATCTGCTTGATTGATTCTTTGAGTGGCTAATTGTCCATTAGGATCTTTAAAAACATTGCCACCTTCTTTAAGAATCATCATTTGACTTTTTACTTTCAATTATTTTTTTGACACCAACTTGAAACTTTTTTGCTTCTTTGTTACGGATAGAATTTAAAAAACGTCTTTCTAACTCCACTGCCTGTTCTTCAGGATAATTCTCTCTAATGGTGTTGAGCAAGTTGACAGCACTTTCAATAATATTGGAGCCTGTTGTTTCGATAAAGGCTTCGGTATCATTGATTCTACCAATGTTTCTCAACTCATCTAATATACTTCTGGTACGTTTTTTCATATGTACTACCCTGCTTTTAACTATTTACCGTTATGTCCACGAATATAAAGTAAGTGTTCATAGTTTAACACACTTGTTTTTGGTTGTCAATCGTTATTATTGAACCCTATAATATACATTTTGCTGGTTGACAAACATAAATAATCATGTTATATTACTAGCACATTGTTAATATAACGACACACAAACACACAAACAAAGGAGAAAGACAATGGCAAACAACACAAGAAATGGCTACGAAATAAGAGCCGATCTATTAGGACTTGCGAAACAAATCGCTGAGTTCAATTACTCAATCAAGTACAACGAGTACGAACAATCTGTTAGAAAAGAAGGTGATCAGATAGTATCTGAATTTAAGTATCCATCGATCCAAGCAGAAGACATCATTGCAACTGCACAAAAGTTCAATGAGTTCGTAACGAACGGTGCTTCAATTGGTGAGAACACTCAGATGCTTATGGAAAATGTGAAGAAGTTCAATGAAAAAGTTCAGGAATCAGTCAAACCTGAATCAATTCAAGAAAACTTCAAAGCATACCAACAGAATGTACAGAAATTTACTGAAGCATTCTTCAACGGCGTAAGCAAGAAGTAATCAGCAACACACAACCTTTGGGCCTAATAGTTTCGACTATGGGCCCAGAGTGTACAAAAGAAAGAAAAAATATGTGGCCTTATAATCATTGTGAATGGAAACAAATCACATACGGTATTACCAGAAAGTCTAAATCTACCATTAAATCAAAATGGAAGAAGAACAAGACTCTAATACTGATGTGTACAGTACCCACCCTCACATTATTTTGGATGCTGTCGTTCCTGTTCTAATAGTAGATAAATACCTACATAATGAACTTTTTACAATTTGTAGCAGATGTAGGTTTTCCAATAGCAGGTGCTGTGGCATCTGGTATATTCATATTCATCATCTTAAAATTCATATTGGCAACTGTGACAGGATCAGTGAATGGTCTTAAGAATATCATTCAAGCACTGGACAACAGAGTTCAGACCATGAACAACGACTTGATCAAAATAGATGCGTTGTTGTCACACGTGACAGGTGTCAAACCCAATGTGGATCGCATTGCCGCTAACGAAGGCAAAGAAGACGCAAGGAAAGACTAATGACAGTAGAACTGGCAACAGCAATTAAAGAATTTGGATTTCCAATCATTGCCGCATTTGGTTTAGGATACTTTGTTTACTATGTGTGGACATGGGTAACCAAAGAAATCAAACCTGTGCTGGGTGAAGCCAACAAAACACTGATTGCACTGATAGACAGGGTGAGAATGTTGGACAATGACATGATACGTTTAACTCAAAAGTTAAACATGATTCTTGAACAAAAAGAAAAATCGAATAAAAAGAAAAAATAACTATTTTGTGGTAGCTCTAAAAATGCCATCCCAATCTTTCGGAAGTTGTTGGGTCATCATGAATTCACATCTTTCAATCCACATATCATAATAACCTTTCATTTGACCTTTAAAGTCTTCTTTCAACAGTTTACATTTAGAAATGGCTTTTTTAAATTCTTGTTTTCTATACAGCTCATGCATCTGATTGTGTTTTTTAATTTCTGCTGAGTAATTGTTTTTGTTAAGATCCAACACTGTGTAAATTTCTAATCCCACTGTTTTACCTTTCACAGCCAAATCATCCAGTTTTAAATATAAGAAATCATTTTCAGTTCTTCGCACTGTTTCAGGTCCAACTATCAACAGCACTCCATAATTCTTACACTGTGACTCCAGTCTGGCTGTGGTGGACACAGCATCACCCAACACATCATATGAATGTCGTTGTGTGCTACCCATCTCTCCGATATATCCCAAGCCTGTATTGATACCAGCACCCATGCCAATTGGAGGTCTTCCTTGTGATGTTATTTTTTTATTAAATTCTTTCACTGCTTTTAACATATTCAAACCTGTTTGAACTGCTGTGCGTGGATGATTTTCATCATCAATAGGAGCATTGTGAATGTGCATGGAAGCATCACCGATATACTTTATGATCATACCATTAGCATCCAATACAGGTTGTGTGATAGCATCCATGTAACCATTCATTATTTCGGTCAAACCTTTTACATCATCACCAAATGATTCTCCCAATGGAGTGAATCCTCTGAGATCCGAGAAGCATATTGAAACTTCTTTTTTAATACCTTGTTTGATTAGAGCAGGATTTTTCTGTAACATCTCAACCACAGTTGGTGAAGCATATCCTCCAAACTGTTTCTTAATCTGTTGCTTTTGAAAGAACTCTATCACAAACCTATTGAACACAGCATGGAAACTAACTATGATTGTGACCAACCATAACCAACTGACGTCCCACAATTGAAGATGTCTTGTGAAAGCAAAGTAACTGCCATAAGCAGAACTGGTGTACAACAAAACCAACAAGCCACCAATCAACCAATAAGGTGCATAAGCCGCCGCAAAAATTAATATCAAGGCAATTAATGCTGTGCCCACATACTCAACAAATGTTGCATAATCAAAACGCACAATGTTGTCACCATTTATGATGGTTTGTAATGCTGTGGCTGGCAACATATGAGCATACTTCTCTCCGTTGGGTGTGGCAATCACACTGCCCAATCCTTCTGCTGTGATTCCTATAATCACTGTTTTACCTTGCAGTGATTTGAAATTGTCTACGGCACTGACTGTTATGAATTCTTTGTTCCAACGCAACCATATACGAGCATTGGCATCTGTTTGAATAGTTTTGTATTGAGGAACTCGCAGTGCTATGATTCCACCTTCACCTGTTTTAACCTGGTAACTTGGATCTCCCACTGCCACACGAATTGTTTCTATGGCTATGCTGGGATATGTTTCTGTGTCCACTCGCATCAACAGTGGCAGTCTTCTCACAACACCATCAATCTCAGGTGCTGTGTTCAACACTCCCACTCCTGCGGCTGTGTTACCTAGTGTTTCTATTGGTCCCAACATACCTGGCCATTCAAACAGCCAAGGCATAGGATCACCTATTTTAGCAACACCTCTCGGCACAGCATTTTTATTTGTTTGTGTGGTTCCTACCTGTGCTATGACCACACCGTTGTCTTTGATTGCTTGAACCAAAGCATCATCTCCACCCAATCTGTCTTCTTCTGAAAACAGTATGGGCAACACAATAACTCCTGCACCTGCTTCACGCAGTCTCCATATGATGTCTGCTATCACATCTCGCTTCCAAGGCCACTGTCCGTATTGTGATATAGACTTCTCATCTATCTCCACAATGGCTATGTCTTGCGACAGTGTGGGTACGTCATATTTTTGCACAAGATCAAAAGATTTCAGTCTGGCTGTTTGTTTTACAAAAGGATCAGAATAACCCCATAACATTATGACTGCTAATATAACAATGCTGAATATCCAATGTGTGAAAAATTTACTGAGCTTCATAACACCCTGCTATTACAGAACAAAATTCTTTTTGTGGAGGCGATATCAATTCTTTTTCAGAAGTTACAGGTTTTTCTTCTATAAATGCTGGCTTGTCTGCTTGAGGATTTTCTGGAGTTTGTTGCATATAGATATCGTTGGCCCAAACGCCTGTGGTGAAGAGCAGTATGATGAAAAACTGTTTAATCATTATGTGTGTATTTATTTTAAATGAGTGCTTAATTCTGATTCACTGTGGTGGTGCCGCAACCGTTAAGATTGGTGCAGTTCTGATAGAGATAATAGTTCTGATCTGTGGTGCCTGACTGTGATAGATTCAATCCAGATGTGTATCCATTCATATCAACAGTGGCTTTGTGATTGCCTGATCCGTCTTGAGTGATATCTACCGTTTGATTACTGCCCAGAGTTACATCCACAAAATGTTCACCTGATCCCTGTTGTAGAATATCTATGTTATTGCTGGAACCATTTACATCTAAAAATGTCATCTTGTCACCATCATCTTTCTGATCCACGTAGGCAGTGTTGCTGTTACCATTAACGTCCACATCCATAAAGTGTCCATTGCTACCAATGCCGCCATCGTTCTCCTGTAGGATGCCCATAGTGTTGTAGTTGCCAGTGACCTTGAGTTTGGTTCTGTGTCCGCCTGCATCATCCACATTGTCACCCTGTCTCACTGAGATGTTGTTGCTGTCACCGTTGAGATCGAACAGCAACACATTGTTGTCACTGAATGATCCTGCGTTGTTACCTTGTGTGATCGACACTGTGTTGTTGTCGCCTGAGATATCTCCAGCCACCAATGAACTGCTGGTAGAAGTTGTACCTGCCACAAGATTGTCGTTGTCGTATTGTACAATATCTAAATCTAGATTGTCTCCAGATTGTGTGATGTAAATCTGATTGCCGTTGGTTGTGATACCTCTGGCATCTGTCCTTGCCTGTGTCTGTGCTGATGATATTGAAGAAGTAGGAGTGGGTGCAGTTGTGGAATATGTTGAAGCAGGTACAAGAGCAACAGATCCTGTTTGATCCCAATGCAGTTGAACCACAGCACCACCACCGTTCTCATACCACCACATATCGATATAATAGGTTTCACCACCCGTGAGTGTTTGATCCGTTGAAACATAGTTCCAAGTGCCGTCGGCCTGTTCTTGCCAGTCATTGATCACCACGGTGTCATCCAACTTCATATACACTCCATCATCCGCTCGCAGATAGAATTGTATGTCCTGGCTACCCGTGCCTGGTATGGTTATGTATCCGTAGAAATGCACAATGACCCTTTCGTTTCTGCCCGAGTCTAATACAACACCACTTCCCCAGTTGTAGTTCAATTGACTTACCGTGCCTGAACTTAATTTTGTGGGATAGGTCAAACTACCACCATTGCCCGGGAAAGTGGGATAGGCACCCGTACCAGCATAGGTATCATAGTAGAGATCCGCTTTGACTTTATCCACTATGGAATAAAACATCATCCACACAAACAGCCAAAGCACCATGCGTATAAAATATTTTTTAAACATTAATTCTGTTGAATGATATCAATTTGATTGTTGATACCACCTCCTGATGGGTTAATTTCATAGTTTCTAATTTCATTGCCATTCTGATTGTGATTGATTGAATAGTTGTAGCCTTGATCCAATTCCATTCTCACATAGTTGCCACCAGCACCTTCTCTGATGTAGACCCAACGTGGATCCTGGTTCAATATGGTCACTCCTGTGGTCTCATCAAAACCCAGTTTAGGATTGGTCTGTTTTCTGTCGAGAGAAGTTTTGGCTTCTCTAATCAAATTTTCCATAGATTGATCCAGAGCATCAAATAAGAAGTTACCTGCCAGTGGATCAAAATCCAGATCAGTCTGCCACTGTTCTGTTTCACCTTCTGCTAGGTAGTCCTTGTTCAGTTCCTCAAACACCAAGAAGTCTAGATCCAATATGTTGGCCACTGCTTTGATGGCATCTTTGTTCATTTCTTCAGTCAGTTCTCTGGGAGGAGTGATGATCAATAGGTTGTTGATGAACGATTCGTCCAATGCCAACACTAAAGGTTTCAGTGGAGAACTCTGACGAGTTTCCACCACAGTGGTTTGAAATGCTTGATTCATTATGACCACTCCCACATCTGATTCCACAGATATTTCTCCCACCACACACACTCGCTCATTGGCGATTATGGTGCAACTGGGCAATAGGATTATGGTAGAACTGCCGGTCTCATCCACAGTCAATGAGAAATCTGTACCCCTCACACCAACCACTGCTGTGGGTGTGCTGATTTTTACATTCTGTCTTGAATTTTTTGCTATCTGACCAGATGCGTATCTCACTGTGCCAAAGCCTGCTTTGAGTGAAACAGCACCTGTCTTGGTATTGGGATCATAAATGAATTCATCAATCACTAATTTTGAATTCTCAGTGACATCCACACGTGTTTCATCTACAAACTGTATGCTGGTTCTTCCTTGTTCAGTTCTTACTGTGTCGTAACTTTCGATACTCAGCCCCGTGGTGGAAGGAACTTTATCTCCAGTCTTTCTTTCGATTACAGCATCGCCTTGTTGTTGTCGCACATCTCCAATAGACGCAAAGGCGCCATGGCTCACGAGCAAACTTATAACAAGAATTAACCAACGCATACACTAGTCTGACTGTGTTATGTCTATCGCCGCGTTGTCGCCTGATGTGGTTACATCAATTTTGTTATCATAGATACCCGATTGACTCATTGTTATCACACCACCGTCTCCTGTGTGGCTGTGTTTTAACGAGTGTCCTGCACTATCTCCATCACCAGTCTGCGTGTAACTGCTGGTGTTACCTGTCAGTCCAGTTGCATTGGAAATGTCTATGTCAGCATCTGCCGCCGCCGCATTCACTGTTAATGTGAAAGTTTCTGACGCCGCTGATGTGATATCGATTGTGCCCACATAGTCTGAAGCATCTGCTGTGGAACCTAGGTTCACAGTTACATCTGCTGAATCACCTGTCACGTCTATGCTCATGGATACTGTGTCACAGTTTGATGAAGCACAATCCAAATCCACAGTGTTCAATCCACCTGTTAGATTGATGTTACCTGTGTAGGTAGCACCGTTGATGGTGGCTTCGATCACGTTGGTATTACCCACTTGACTGATTGAGAATGTCATGTTATCTCCAGTCAAACTCATTGCTGTGGTAGAATTACCTGCCACGTTGTTTTGTCCGTCTTGTGTGATATCTAGGTCTAGATTGTCACCGGACTGTTGTATGTAAATGTCATTTGCTACGGCTGGAGTAATAATTAACCAACCCAACAAAAACATTTTTATGATGTTACTCGTCATGTATCATCTCCTTTTCGTTTGGTTTGTCATTGTCAACAAGTTTTTTGTATTGCCAAAGGCCTTGTTGTTCTCCTTGCTTTACTATCTCCACCACGGAAGATTCTATTGCGGCTCTCACTGCATAGTTTACTGGCTCATTGATTGCTGAACCCACTTCTAATTCGAGAGCATTTGTGCCCAGATCCAAGAAACGGAACACATCCGCACTGGTTCTATGACTTGCTATTCTTTTTTCCACTGCCACTGTTAATAAAACTTCACCTGTTTGAACAGATACAATTCTCATTGCCACAGTGACCTGATCCACTCTGTATTGCGTGTTGGCTCCGATGCCCAAATATCTTGCACCAGCACCACCACTTTCAATGTTGCTGTCATAACCTACCACACCACCTTCCACAATCAATCCTGCAAACAGCATTGGCTTCAGTTTGGGTGCTTTGTCTTTTTCATAAACTTCTCTAGTGCTTCTGATCAGTTGTCTTTCTTTGACCAGATTGTCCAATCCAATTCTTTCAACCACTTGGAACCAAGTGCCACCACCTATTTTTTTCAAAGCATTGATTACCCATACTTCTGATCCTTGAGTAACAGCACTGCTCAGCATTGAAAATTTGTCATTGGCTTTTCTCTGTCCTGTCTTGTCAGTGAAACTGTACACTGCTATGGTAATCTTTGGACCATCAAGATGTGGAGTTGTTTCCAGAATTGACTCAATTGGTGAACGAGCCAATTCCGGATCACTCCACTTCTGATTTTTTAGGTTCCCAGCACAACTGTTGAGTAAGAAAGTCGCGAGAGTGAGGGTGATGAGGGTGCGTGTGATTCTTACAATCATTGCTTAGAACCCAAAACCGGTAAGTGGAACTGTGATCTCTGTTAGTGATCCATCTGCCTCAGTAACAGTGATGGATATGGTGTCTGCTGATGCGTCTTTGATCCAATATATCGAAGCACCTTCGATGGTTGCTGTGCCTGATGTGGCGCCGCTGTCTGTGAACATATTGTCCACCATCTGCTTGGACAGTTGAGCATAGATTCTTGATTCCACGTTGTTGATAAACTTGTTGAGAGTGGTCTGTTCCAACTCACGAGCCAATTTAGCCGCTTGAGCTTCTTTCTTCTCTTGAATTTCCTTTTCTCGTTGATATCTCAACTGCTCAATGGCCAACACATGGTTTGAGTAACCTTGTCCTGAAAAAGAAGGATTTTTAAATTCGTGAGTCAATTCGCTGGCTTCAACAGAAGTGAATAAACATAATGCAAATACCATTGATGCTGTTCGTGTGAAACCAGATGTGTAGCGTGTCGCTTTTGTTGTCATGTGTCGTATATGCCCTCAATACTATTTAAAGAATGTTTGCTCAACTTTTAAACACACACTTAACTTCATCAGCCTCAAAATGTACACCTTTGGTTTAAAGCAGTATAGAACAAGATAACTGATGTTTTTAAATATTTGTATGAAAACACTGATTGCATTTTTATTGCTGTGGATTGGTTCAGAGACCAATTACAATGTTAATATACCTGTACCCAATGTTGTGAAGGTGAGTGAACAAGAATTAATCACCATGTACTATGGTAATCAAACAGCAGACTCCACTATTCACGCACTGTATGACACTGAAACAGACACCATATATCTTAAAGATACTTTTAATATGTATGATGTGTTTGACAAGGGAATTTTACTTCACGAAGTGATGCACTATGTTCATGATGTAAACGGAGCAGTTGGCAGTAAATTTAGATGTTTAGCAGAATCCGAAGCAGAAATATATCCACTCCAAAAGAAATACCTGTTGGAAGTGCATGGAGTCAAATGGGAATACGATCCCATGTTTCTAAAAGTGATCAGCAGTTGCGATAAAAGATAGTTATTTTCTAAAATAATTCTTAAACAAAAATTAATGAAGTGTCTTAGGCTTGTCGTTATAATATTGTTGTTGTAGATTAGATTCTTGATTAATTCTATTTTTAAAATATTCAATTACAATTTCATTCTTCCAATATTGTCGTTGGTCAATAGGATCTTCTGATTTTTGTAATGATTGATTTTGATGCTCAAGGTAATCTATTTCTTCCTGATACAAATCAAGGAGATTGATTTCTTCCATTTGATCGTGATCCTGATGCATAAAAATATTTATGCCGCTGTAGAATTGTCGAGTCCTAGTTGAACAACATTATCAAAACCAAACTTGCCAAAAGCAAACAAATTAAATGCTACACAGTATCGTTCGTTATCACTTTTGCTAGGCAAAACAGAATGATCTAATGTGCTAGGAAATAATATTAACATATTATTCTTAGGTTTTATTGCCCAACCTAGAGTATTAAAAACATTCAAATTCTTTCCTTTAAAAGGTATGTTAACTGTGGGTGTAAAAATGTTGTGTTGAGTTTTATCTTTATGAAAAATTATTTCGCCACTATCGTCATCTGTTTGAATGTAGAACACTCCACTAATCATTGAATTCACGTGTGTATGAGCACCGCTTTCATCTCCTTTTAAATGTTTCACTGCCCAACTATTTGTTATTTCAAATCTAGCAGATTCATCTACATCTAAAACTTCGTGAAGAAAATGTTCACATCTTTTCATTATGTTGTCACGCAAATTTTTTAATTCAGGTTTATCTAAAATAAATTTGTCTGGAGTTCCATATCCATTGTCTGCTGGAAAACGTTTGTATTCAGCATTCTTAATAAAATTTATATCTTCAGACTGAACACCTTCCAAAATGGTTTGATACAGAGGTATACCAAACAATGGTGTTATATTATAATTGGTTGTCATTTTTAAATTTTATTATGAAGTTTAACACAATTCTTCTGGAATTGTCAACAGGATTTGTGCTGGTGTGATACCAATCACTTTCAAACAACACCGCAGTATTCTTTTTTGGTGTTGCTGTGTCCAGTATTTGTAAATTATCAAAACCTTGATTGCCTTTTTTATTAAACATCACAGTATCACCATCGGAGTCATTCACATAATATATCATACTGTGCCATCCTTCTTGATCTCTATCCACGTGAGGACAGTTAACGATGGCTTTACCGCTATTGTTCTGCGTTAGTAGGTTTGCTTTGATTCTTCCTATTTCAATAATTTCTTTATCAAGACTGTTTATGATTGGTTCAACCAAATTCCAATATGGACTTAATGGTTGTTGGTCATACAACAAATGTATAAATTGTCCAGACTCGTACAAATCAAATGAGTTCGATTCGCTCACTACCTGTTTTACTTCTGGAGGTACTGTGCCTGGCAGATAGTGCCAATCAAATTTAAACGATGTTATTGTGTCGTGTAGTTGATTGTATTCTGCTTCTGATAATATGTTTTCTATTCTTTTGAACACATATTATTTTAGCCAGCCAATTTTCTTACCTGCTTTGACTCTGGCATCATGTTCTGCCACAGTGCCTGGAAATCTCCATGCCCATACAGCCACCAAAAACATAAAAATACCTGACCACAATACTGCTTTCATATTGCCTGTAAAGTACCAAGTGAATGCCAATGTTGAACTCATTACCAATATCATGGCATACTTGCCTTTAGTTGGAAACACTCGCTTCTTTGTCCAGTTGGTTAAGAACTTGCCGAACCATGGATGATTGTACAACCATGCTTCCATCTTGGGTGAACTTTTAGCAAATGCCCAAGCGGCAATTACTAGAAAGATTGAAAAAGGTATGCCGGGTGTTACAAATCCAATGTAGGCGATACCCACACATAGAAATCCTAATGCTTGATACAAATATTTTTTAATCATAAATCTCCTCAAATGTAAGTTTTAATTTTTCTACTAAATCGTAGATCATTGCTTCTGTGTGCATAGGTGTAGGAGCAAATCTTAATCGTTCAGTACCTTTGGGCACTGTTGGATAGTTAATTGGTTGGACATATATTTCATATTTTCTCAATAGTATGTCGCTGATTTGTTTACACTTAACAGCATCACGTATCATTACGGGAACCAGATGTGAATCGTTTTCTAATACATCTATATCTGCTTCCTTTAATAATTTTTTTAATAGTTTAACACTGGCTTGATGTTTTTGTCTTAATTGTTTACCTTCTTCAGTTTTTAATAATTTCACAGCCGCCATTACACCAGCACATATAACTGGAGATATTGATGTTGTAAAAATAAATCCTGCAGACATATGTCTAATAGCATCTAAAGATAATTGATCTCCTACAATGTATCCGCCACCCACACCGTATGCTTTGCCACAACCTGCTGATATGAAATCGATTCGATCCATCATATTGATTTTTTCTAACCATCCTGCTCCGTTGTCTCCATATAAACCTATGGCGTGAACTTCATCACAGTATGTGATTGCTTTGTATTTGTCTGCTAAATCGCAAATGTCAGAAATTAAACCTACATCTCCATCCATGCTATACACAGTTTCGAATACAACGCAAGGAGTACCCGACACGGTTTTCAGTTTGTTTTCTAGATCCTCCAAATCATTGTGCCGAAAGATATGCTTAGGAGCCTTGCTGTTAACGATTCCCTGAACAATAGATGCGTGGTTTTCACTATCACTTACAAACTCCAGATCCGGTATGATTTTACTAAGAGCGATCAACGTCCATTCATTTGCGACAAAGGCGGACGTGTGTACTAACGCAGACTGCTTTTTATGAAGCCTTGCTAACTCCATTTCTAATGCCACATGATAATGAGTTGTGCCTGAAATATTTCTTGTACCACCACTGCCTGCTCCTGTGGTATCAAGTGCTGTTTTCATAGCATCTATAACATCTTTATGTTGCCCCATTCCCAAATAATCATTAGAACACCAATTAACCACAGTCTTAATATTGATAGGATTGTACCACAATGTCTCAGGGTAATCGCCTGCTTTACGCAATATGTCATTGAACACTCTGTAATCGCCAGTAGTCTTCAAACGATCGATAACATCTTGAAAAGGTTTAATTGGTAGCATATGGGTATTTAGTTATATGAGTAGTTAATTTAGATGTACTTGTCGATCATCTGTTTGGAACATATCTGAATTGCTTTTTCGTAGATTTGTTCTACAGGCGTGTTTAAAAGTAATTCGGTTGTAGGTTCCGCAGTCATCCAACATTTACTGTTGATTTCTCCTTCTAACTGTCCTGGTGACCATACACTTAAACCACTGAAACATCTCCATTGAGATGGTTCGTCTTCTTCATGTAATTTTTTTAACATCTGAGCATCGCTAGTTAAACTGAATCCATTGCCTAACTTTAGAGTGTTTCTACAACCCCATTCGTCTGTGTGAAGTAATAGAATACTTTCTTGATTAACAGGACCGCCAGAATAAATTAAGTCTTGTACTTTTACAGTTTTAAATCCTTTTACTTCTAAAATCTTTTTTAATTTTGTTCGTGTAGGTTTATTAATAATCAGTCCTGCCACGTGTTGTGATGATTCTTCGTAAAGAAATACTACACTCCTGTCAAATGTACTGTCCTGTCTCATTTTAGGAGTTGAGATTAAAATTTTATTTTGCCAAACTGGATCCATCATCTGCTGTACAACGGTAATGGTCCACCATAAGGCTTTCCTTTTATTTTTTTGCCACTCACGTAAACTCTTTTCTTGCCTATCTTGTAAGATTTTTTACCTGAACGTTTTCTATAACCTTGACTTTTACAACTTGCCAATTGACTGGCACCAAGAGCATGGTCAGGTTTTTTGCTTCTGCACAATGCTTTACTGGCTGGACCAGCCTCAGATAATATAACTTCATGTACTCTCATAAAAATATTTAGCGATATTTGTCTGCTGGATCTCCTGTCTGAACCTCTGGCAAAAGTCTAAACGTTAATGCTTTCCTAGTGCCTCTAGTGGTATTGATAACAATATCACCAGATTTCTCAAAGTGTTCTATTTTCGTAATGGTTGCTTTTTCTTGTTTTTGACCAACTAGAATATCTTGTCCTAGTGCTAGATTGATCTGAATGGATTTCATCTTCATAACTTCCTCCATTAGATAGTTTGAATGTACTAGTATTTATCGTGCTAGGATGGTGTCCATGGCTTCCACTATTTCTTTTGCAGAATAGTTAGGCTCATTGGCTAACTCTTTTAAGTTGTGTTCTCTATCAAGATACTTGTATTCCACTTTGACTGGATTGTATTGCTGTAACCATACCAACACTGTCCTTGGGTCAAATGCTCCACAAGTGTACACATCTAATTGTATCATATGAGGTGAACATTCATCCCACGAGTGCATCACTATGTGTGAAGTTTCTATGATTGTTGCCACAGTTAGGCCTCTATTGCCCACCATGTCGCAATACTTGGCATATGGACCCATTAATATTTTCATATTAATTCGTTCCACAAGATCTTTGATTGAGTTGATTGCAGTGGTCTCATCCGTAGGAGCATTGGAAACCTCCGCTCTTATTATTATGTGTTTGTGTTCTAACACTTGTCCCATTGTTGCTCCTTTTTCTATTAAGAGTTAAATGATTATTTATGAAAAGCCAGTAAAAGTAACACTTTATAAGCATTGACTTTTCACAAAAACTAGTGTACTATAAAGTATGAAAAAATATTTGTCAATGATTATTTTTGCCCTTGCACTTCAAGGTTGTTCAGCAACAGTGGGCGAGTGGCAACAAGGAACAAAAGCATCTGGGTATAGAGCTCACGATGTGTGCTTCATTTGTGGCGAACAGATCAAGTTTATTC